CCATAAAATTATTGTAAACACCTCCAGCGTCATAGCTTTCAGTCTGTGGGACTATTTGATTTGTTATGTATGCACTACTAGTTATGCCAGTAACAGTACCACTAGTTGTAGTTGTAAAGGCTGTTGTAGTTTGTGCTACTTTAGAATTATAAGCACTAAAAACTCTATTATTAATAGTTGACTCTGTTAATTTAAATTCCTTACTAGAAAAAGGAACTATTAAAGTATTAAAATAATCACTAGTTAAAAATGTTGATGTGTAGGAATAACCAATAGAACTAAATATTTCATCTAAATACTTTTTGACTTTTACTGCTGGGTTAAAATCCTCAACATTCCAAATCTCACTAAATGCCAAACCACCATAATTAATATCGTAGTTAATCATAGGATAACAATAGTCAGTTGTTAAAGGAAGATTCCAAGTTGCTACTTGATTAGCTTTTGTGTAAGTATGATTTAAACTACTTAAATCTAAGTCAGTTAATTCCTGTTCTTGTAATGCAGTAAAGAAATTTCCTATTCTACCAATTATAACACAACTATAACTTATTAAACCATTCTTATTATTTACTGATTTTATTTGTAAATAACCATCTAACTGGACTTCTCCGTTTACTAAATAAATTACGTCTGTCCTTAGATTAGGATTAAATGTTTGTAGATCTATATTAACGTCAAATATATGCTCAAAGATTTTATTAATCTTTTTACTAGCTGGCAAAGTAATAGTCTTAGAAAAGTCGGCTTTTCTTTGGTCTGGGTTTGCTATGTCAGCAATGTTAAAAGTTAAGTTAGGGTTTAAAGATTCTAACAACTCTACACATTCTCCATTGATATATAGTTCTTCTTTTACCATTATCCGCTACAGCTTTCACAGTTTTCGTCATCAATATTGCATGTCCTTTCTGGAACTGCTTTATTTTCTAACTCCCTTAACATCTTTTCAAATTCTGTTAATTTTTCCTCCATTAAAATCTCTGTCTAAAATTGTTAATACCAAACTCTAAATTCACTTCTAAATTAAATACTTTATCTACACTAGAAACCTTTTCTTCCCAATTACCTTCAATATTTTTAACTGGGATTCGTCTAATTTCTGTACTTCCTGACGGTGCTGTATAGCTATCCATTAAATAAATCTCAGGACTTTCTATAAGTTCTAACAACCAATTATAAGTATTATAGTCAATCCAGTCAGAAGTTAGTTTCATCTTAGGCATTGACTTAGTATAGTATTGGACTTTTTCTCTATTAGATATAGAGTAGTCTATAGCACCTGTCAAACTTAAATCATTGGGAGTAGTTTCAAAAAACTTTCTTTCTATTTCTTCTGTATGTCTTGACACTTTAGTAAAGTTAAAATAATCAAAACCACCCAAACTGTTTAAAAACTCTAGTCTCCTAGTTTCAAATCTACATTCTGAGTCTATGTTAAAATAAAACTTTTCAGAAGCTGTAGTAGGTGAGTCTCTTAACTCTATAGAGTAAGATGTGGCAGAATTACTAACTACTGGAGTTACAACTCCTGTAATATTGTCTAATGTAGCTGGTGAACATGGTACTCTAAAATGTTTAGCAGCAAGCCCAGTTCCTAAAGCTATAGGAGTGCTAGAAATTGCAGCTCCAGAAGAGTCATAGGAGATAACATATAACTGGTCTATAGAATCACCATCATATAAAACGTACATATAACCCTCATCTGTTAACATTACTTTTTGATTATAAACACTATTAGGACTTCCACCATTTACAGAGTTAGTCAAAAACTTTCTAGTAGTAGATTTATTAGTGTATTTTGTATAGTAGTTATTGTATTGCCAATCGTAGAAATTAACAACGTCTCTTCTATATCTTGGTAAACTACCGTTAAAAGTTAGTAAGTCATAAGAAGTGCCTGTAGAACTATCAGGAAACTCTACAGTTTGCGGAATGTCATAAGTTGCAGATCCTGTGTTATAATGTACCCAACCAAACTCCAAAGTAAAGTCTTTGTAGGAATTACTATTATTTTCTACAGTAGCAATGTTAGTTCCATTTAACAAACCTAAATCACTAGAAATATAACTTTCCATAATTCCAGACATGTCAAACCTTCCAAAACCTTCTGTAGTTGGGGGAACTTTTAATCTTCCTACTGTAGTAGCACCATCCTTAACATCAATCAAATAAGCAAATCCAGGATAGTTTCTAGTTGTGTTGTTAGTTTCATATAATACAACCTCTACAGGATTGTAGACTGTTCTAAATTGTTGTGGTAGATATTTAATTTCTAAACTCATTTCTTTAATATTTCTTTTAATCCTTTTGCAATTCTCTCACCAGATACTATTCTAATGTCTGTCTTAAACTTGTTAAAAGCCTCACCATAAAAAGTCTCTTTCATACAATTATCAAAAAAGTATCTAGGTCTAATTCCAGTTCTAGCAATAGAGTTTCTTACTGCATATTGGTTTAGTCCTTTACTTTTAGCCCATTGTCTAACATGACTAACGCTAGGACCTTTTTTAAACTGATATGGACTATTAGGAGCTTTAATGACCCAAGGTTCTGGAATTTTTAGCTTTACTCCTTTTTTATATTTACGAGTCCCTCCAATACCTTTAACACCTTGATTAAGATAATCGTAATAATCAGCTAAATATAATGTAGCAACCATTCTAAATCCAAACATTTTAACAGGCATTTTTATAGACTGCTCTAAATTACCTTTATAAACTAAACCCTCTTTTCTAACTGATTGCTGTAAGCAATAAACCATGTCAGCAGCAATGTTATTAAACACCTGACTCAATGTAGTAGGATTGTCTATTTTGACTTCCTCTAACTGGTCAGCATCAAAACCAAATATATCTAATTGGTCTGCCATTATCTATGTTTATACTTTTGCCTCATTTCTCTGTGGACTTGTTGTTCCATTTTTTGTTTATCACTATAATAAGCTACTATATTTAGAGCTTTAGTTATATCCCAGTTTAGTATTTCATCCCATTTGTCTATCCTACTATTAGTCAAATTATCTAAGGTGTGCCACCATCCCCATCGTTGACTAAAGCCAGTTCCTCCCTTGCTTCCTTCGTCATCTTCTCGGCTTCCTGCATCAAACAGGTTTTTATAGCTTTTGTTAAGTCCTCCGAGTGAGTGTAAAAAAAAACACCTATTGGGTAAGCTATTGTCATTGGCATGTTATTTAGAAAGTTGTCTGCTGTCTTTCTAAGGATCTCACTATCCACGTCAATATGTTTCCAACCAAACAAAGTTTTTTTAACTGGTCTGCAAATAGTGGTTAGTATATGATGCAAGTTGTTAAATATTGCTTCCTCATTATCCTGAGCATTTTGCAAAATCTCCATGCTGTTAATATACTCTCCAAATAATAACTTCTTAGCATCTACTTTGAACTCATACCACTGACCACCAATTTTAAATCTTTTGTCTTTTAGTTTGTTAGGTAATTCAGTCTCTAAGAAACTCATTTTCTTCTTAATAGACTTAAACTGATCTAAACTAATATTCTTTATTACATCTCTTTTCTGTCCTGTTAAGACTGCTAGAATATTAACTACTCTTTCTATAGGGTTTAGTTTAGAGTTTAATACTGGTCTTAGGTTGATGTAATTTCCTATTGTAACATCTTCCCACTTTGTTGGGATTGTAATTTCCATAGTTGTATATATAACAAATTTATTAATTATAACAAAACACTAAAATAAATAATTTAAACTAAAATACTAAACAACTAAACACCAACTAAAATAATAACTCAAAATGGCTGAGGATAGTGTTTAAATCAATTCTAAGAAACTTAAATACTTTTTATGTGTATTTATATAGATTAACTATTTATAATGTCTTAAAACTAATATTTAACATTAGCTAGTTTATGAAATAGTATAAATTAATAATAAGATAAATATCTTATCTTATCTTATAGAACCCCATTTGCTCAGCATTTGCTCAGCATTTGCTCAGCATTTGGTCTATTTTCCTCTATAAATAAAAAGGGGCAACGCTCTTTCGCCGACTACCCCAATTCCCAAAACAAAACTTAATGCTAAATTTTGCTATTCAAATATAGTAAATTAAAACAATTTATATTCTGTATCTTTTATTCTTTGTTGAGCTATGTTAAAATAATTCTCTTCTTGTTCTATGCCTATAAAGTTTCTATTTG